CTTTCAACAAAGGATTCTGAATTAATCCATTTAAGTGCCCATTCCGCTTTTTTCTTAACCGCTGGAATTGTGTCAACCGCATTGAACAGGTAATGTTGTTCTTCTTTATCTTTGACTAATGTGTCAATTAACAAAGAATAGGTTTCACTGTGAATGTTTTCCATCATTATTTGAAATCCGTAGAAAAATTTAGCTTCAGTATATTGAACTTCATTAACAAAATTAATGGCTAAGTTTTCATTTACGATTCCATCAGACGCAGCAAAAAATGCTAATACGTGTTTAACAAAATGTTTTTCATCCTCATTTAATTTATTCTCCCAATCTGTGACATCTTGACCTAAATCAATTTCCTCAGCAGTCCAAAAGGAAGCTTCAGATTGTTTATAAAATTTCCATAAATCGTGATGTTCAATTGGAAAAAGGACAAACCGTCCTGGGTTGTCTTGTAAGATTCTCTCGGTCATATTTTGTTTATTTATTATTGTTAAGTAATTCTTGTCTCTTCTTGAACGCTTCCGCGGCTCTGTTTGCGTTATTTTGAGTTTTTTGTTGTTCCATACCAAGTAAGGTACTTTGTGATTCTGTATCAATAACAAGATATTCATTATTGAATTTACAGTTACTAAATACAACACCATCTTTACCAATACGGGATTTTAAAAGTGATAGTGTTGCAAGATTTTGTTCTTTCTGTTCTAAGGTCTTACCTATTGACAAAATAACGTGAGCAATTTGAGCCTTCTTAATGGATCCACCCATTTGGTCACCTGTTACTACTTCTGACGAAATTGACTCTCTATTCCCCTGTGTAGCGGTCCATAGAGCAATATCGAATTCGCTTGTCATTGATTCTAAAGATCTCATAACCGAACCTTCACCTTTCCATTCTTCTCCATTCAAACTCTTATCGGTTGAAATACAATCAACGTAATCGATAAGTAACAAATCTAATTTAAGTCCGTCAGATTTCATTTTTCTAACGATATTTTTTATTTGAGAAACAGTTACACTATCCGATGGAAATTTCATTAATTTTAACGATCCTGATGATCTCTCTTCAGCCTCTTTAACTAATCTTTTAACTTCTTCCGCATTTGCGGGTTGGTCATCAGGAGTAATACCTGACCAAATAGTATAATGTTTTCTTTTAATATTACCAGGATTGTCCTCAAAGAAAATTTGAACAACATTAAATCCTTGGTTATACGCTGTGTTCGCGAATTTAGTAAGTAAGGTTGTCTTACCCGTACCTGTTGGAGCCAATACAACACCCAATTCTCCACGACCTAACCCACCTTTTAATAATTGGTCAATACCCGCTATTCCTGTTGGTATTGGTAGTCTAAAATTATCTTCCAAAGCTTGGTCAATGTTATGGAATACATCAACCGCTTGGTCATCATTAATACCAACTTGTAATGCCTTTTTAATGATTTCCTCAATCTTATTATACGATTCAAACTCACCACTTTCGATGATATTATGAACGTTTTTAAGTTCCTTTTTTAAATTTTGTTGTTTACAAAAATTAAGAGCGGTATCCCTAACAAATGACGTATCGTTGGAATCATCTTTGATATTTTGTAAAGTATCTAAATGTACTCTGTTTGTATCCTTTGTACCTGACTCTGTCATTATTTTCTGTGATAGAGTATGGTAATCTGGTAGTTTGTTATACGTAACGTATAATTCTTTGATATTTTCTACAATGTATCTAAATGAATTGTTGTCAAAATACTTACTGTCTAGAAAGTCTATGATTGTTTCTCCAAATTTTTTGTCTTCAATAACCGACCTGATGAGTGATTGTTGAAAGGAAAATCCAAGAAACCCGAAATTTTTCTCCTGCTGCATAATTTATGATATAAGTTTATTAAAGTTGATATTGCAAATATACTGTTTCCAATTCTTCTGAAGACAAGATGTCAGTTAAATCTGACAAAACTCTTTTTAGTTTTGGACGAATGTCAACCGTATATCTAACCTTCGGATGAAAGAAATATGCGGGAAATATTCTAGAAATAAATACGTCGTCTCCAAGTTTAATTTCCAATAAAAAGTGTTCTCTTTCCTTCTCATTCTCATCTTCCACAAACTCTGAATTGAGGAAATAATTTTGATTTTCACATAGATAGTCGGAAGTTTTCATTTTCAAATCTTCACTTATTTCTTCACAAATATTTTTTACATAATAGTGAAGATCCATCGATCTACGCGCTTGCTCAACGTGGTCTTTTACGTTGAAGAATCTCTGACATACGATGTTTCCACCTAAGCTAAGCAAAAATTCAAATTTTGTGATTTCTTGTTGATAGTTACTCATAATTGTTTTTAATTTTTATCGTCCTTTTATTTTTTTCTTTTCTTGTTAATCTAAGAAATGGGTTGAAGAATTTTATCCAAGCATCATCTGATTTGGGTAACAGTTGAAATAGTCCATCCTCCATCATCATTTTCATAGTATTTTTATAAGACCTTCCTTCTGGGTCCAAATTTTCATTTATAAGTGACATAATTGTCTCTCTCGCGTCATCAGTTAAAAACGGTTCATCCAAGCTAACTATCTTTTTATTTACCTCATAGAACTCCTCACCAAATACACCGTGTTTTGTTACACCTGTTAGAAGATTTTTGATTAACCAATTATCCTTATCTTCTTCAAACAGAACATTAGTTTTATCTCTAATATCTTCAATAGTAAGAGGTTCGTTTTTAATTTGAGGAAAAAGAGTTATAAGTCTTTTAATACCCATATTCTTAATTCCCGCAATATTGTCTGATGGGTCACCGCACAACATCTTAACCAAGATTACATTTTCAATTAGAATTTCTTCGTGATTGTAAACTATGGTGTCGTTTTTCTTATATACTTTTTGATGTGAGGGGTTGTAAATTTGGGTTTGTTCAGAAACTAGTTGTGTTAAATCTCCGTCTCCAGAATAAATTGTTTTGTTTTCAGTTGGGGAATTTTGAGTGTAGAATGCAATACAATCGTCCGCCTCACAAAATTCGAATTCTCCTTGTCTAACAAAGACTTCTTCTAAATACTGTTTTACTCGTTGCTTTTGATATTGGTATGAATTAATTTCTTCATCACTTCTTAATCTAGACCTTCTATTCTCTTTGTATTGAGAATAGAACTTCTTTCTTGAGTCAGAACCATTTTCTCCATCCCAAAATACTACGATTTTGTCTAAATGGTACGTCTCAAATGATCTTCTAAGAGTATTAACAAAATGGTATATTGCTCCAATATGTTTTCCTTTGTAGAAATGGTTTTTGAGACCATAAAAACCAATCGTAAGTAAATTGTCTCCATCAACGAGTAAAACCGACATTTAGTATAATTTATTCGTCATCGTCTGACGATATTTCTGATTTGAATCCTAGTTCACTAACATCAATAACTTTCTCTCCGAATAATTTACTGATATAGTCTAAATTTTCTTTTGCGTATTCTTGGATAGATATTTTTTCTTCAGCGGGTTCTTTTGCTCTCATAAATCCGTGAGGAGTTACCATTATCTTTCCATCTGCAAATCCAATACCATTAACGTGGTTCTTCATAATAGAAATTTTAGTTCTACTTGCAAAGTTTACATCACGTTTATTTCTTGTTATTTTAATTTTTGTTATACCCGCACCTTTTTGATTACCAAATAAGAATACTAAAGTTGAGTTTAACCAAATAGCTTCCCCACCTTTTGCTTTAATCTTTGGTTGTCCATAAGGATTGTCTGGTAATTCAACCCAAGGTTGGTTAACAATGATAAGAGTGTTTGTATGTGGTTTATCTGTTCTTCTTGAACCTGAAATACGTTGGTTAATACCCATACCTATTTTATCCGCAAGAACCGAAGCATTGTGTTGTTTACCCCCTTTACCTTCAAACGTCATCTTACAAGGAACAGAACCAACTGAATCCCATAAGAATAAAATATCGTGAGGAATTTCTCCTTTTTCTTGTGCTACCAATATTTCATTAATAAAATCAGTAATCTGTTCAATATAATCGAAGTCGCTATTGAAGAGATAGAAATCATCTTCTTTATTAAATCCCATTAACACCGCGTGATCCCAATTCCATTTTTGTTCTGTAATGATAAACACAGGTAGAATTCCTTTCTTTTGTGCGTCGACCGCCGCTTTCACAAGTGCCGTAGTTTTACCAGTATCACTATGTCCTAAGAACATATTAATATGTCCAATTGCTGGACCTGGTATTCCTGTTGCATCTAAAAACGCGTCTCCCAAATCTAAAAAACGATCTGGTTTGTACTCTGCTTCTTTTGAGAATTTCTTCTTCATAGAAGAGAAATCGTTTTTTTTAATTGCTGCCATATTATTGTTTTTTTATAAAGATGTCCCCGACACCAATGTCGGGGACATCCTATGAATTAATTAGAAAGGAAGGTCTTCGTCTACTTCAGCCTCATCCTGTGGGTCAACCACTGGTGTTGAAACTTTTTGTGTTCCGATAGTTTCTTCATTTGAAGAATTTGAAACCCATTTTTTTGATTCGTTATCCCAACGTGGAATTTCACCTTTAGCGACCATTTCTAAGTAGTCTTCACTTTTCTTAGAATAAACGTCTGACCAAGTCAATTCGTCTTCTAACCAAGTTTTAGCCACATTTTCATCTTCGTGTAAAGGACCCATATCTTCAGGAATTACTGAATTGATAGATGTGTACTCTTTACCTGTACCCGCTTTAGTTAAGGTCAAAGAAATAATTAAATCACGTCCTTTTTGAGTTTCAGTAACGTCACCTTTGTTTTTAAAGATTGGGAAGATTTTATCTAAGATACCATCTCCTTTAGCGTTGTGTTTAAATCTCCAAAATTTTGGACCGTCTTGTTCTTGGTCGCGATCGATAACTTTTACGATATAAAATTTACGTGCACGGTATTGACGAGCCAATTCTCTGTCAGACTCAACACCTGTCATCATTAATCCTTCGTGAACCTCATTTAATGGGGAACGTTTACCTTCTTGTTTTGGGTCGTATAATTTAACCCATTTTCCGTCCACCTGAACTTCGTGGAAGTACACCTCTTTAAATGGAGATGAACCGTCTGGTGTAGGAAGAATACGAATTCTTCTCTCTTCACCTTTTGAACCTTTAGGAAGTATCGTTACGAAATACTTCTTCATTCTATCCTCTTGGGATACTCTGTTTGCATTGCCACTTGTGGCGTTCTTGTTTTTCTCGTACTGTGCTAGTACTGCATCAAATGTTGACATAATTGTTTTTTTTAAAGTTATAAACTGTTATAGATAAAATATAGATAAAAAAAGCCGGATTACGAAATCCAGCTTAAAGTTTTTTAAAAAAAGTTTTTTGGTTTTTTACTCCAATGTTAAAAGATAAGATAATTTATTTAATTCTCCTAACATTTCGTCACGAATGTTTAATAAGTCGGTATCTGATGGTTCAAATTGTTCTGACATCTGTACTAAAGATTCTCTAACTGTATTAACTAATCCTTTCATATCTAATTCCGAAAGATTACTCAATTGAATTGATTTAGTTTCATCATCTAAAGTAAATCTACCATATTTTCCCATTGCAGACTCAACAAATCTATCGATTAAATCACTTAATGAATCGTTAAATCCACCAAATGCGTTGTGCCTAGCATACCCTTTGGTCTGCCAATGGTTAATCTTCATTTGTATTTGTAAACCTAATAAAAAGTTTACATTAGAACTTAAATTCATTTTCTTCTTGGTCTGAGTTAAAGGACGTTTTTATGGTATCTGGTGAGTAGTCTTGAACGTCTTGTTTTGTTAAAACGTACTCATTTTTACCAGAAGCTCTCATTTCACCTTGTTTTTGGTTAAAGAAATCATTAGGTCTTTGATTGAATGGATAAGAATCCAAAGAACGCATCTCAAGTTTTTCTTGAGGTGTTTCTGGTTTCATTTGTTGTACTTGTGCACCCAATTGGTCAATTTTAGCAACCACTTGGTCCATTTCACCTAATTTAGCTTCAAGGTCTGTTAACTTACTGAACACATCGTCCATTTTGTTTAAAACAGATACGTGATCTGCTTTATTGTCATCGATATTGTTTTTAATACTTTTAGTCATATTAACTAAATCAGTAATATCGATTTCTTCAGTACCTCCGTCCGCTGGTGCCGCTCCTGCCGCATCGATTGGCGCTGCAGGGTCAACTGGAGCCGCCGGGTCAATAGGTGCTGCGGGGTCGATTGGTGCCGCTGGATCAATAGGTGGTTCTGGAACTTCTTGTTCCATAATCATCTTAGAACCATATTTGTTGATTTGTCTATAACGCTTCAACTCGTCGTGTAATTTTTTCTCTAACATAGTTTTAATCTTGTAATAATTGTCTACCGTCGTTGGTAATATATTTTTTATTTATTCTTTCAACTATACCGTCTTTTTCTCTGATAGTGTAACATTCTCCTGTTAACATATCACATTCTTCTCTTTCCATTCCATCATTAGAAACATTTTTAACTTGTTTTGGATTTAAGAATTGATTAATACTGTCGTTCATTTTATTATTTTCCATAATTTTTAAGATATACCTATAAATATCACATTATTCTTAATATTCTTATTCAATCGTAAAATAGATAACTCTACCCTCGTGAGTGTTTAATAATTTCATAAGTGAATCCGATAGGGCTATACCATATCCGTTCACATTTGGTCCTATATTAACTGGTCCCTGAGCTTTAAACGGTGTACCCACTATCGTTCTATTTAAAGAATATGATGGGGTTATAGTCTTACTAGTACCGTCATCTGGGTTTAAGAATTTAGTTACACCTGTTCCAATACGGTCGGGGGTAATGTTACTTTGTAATATAAATTTAGTTGAATAGAAATTTTCAGTTTTTGAATAATTCTTAAGTTCACCCCAAGTTAACCCACCTTTACCATCTTTATCGGTAACGACTTGATTTTTAAATCTACTAACAATAGCCATATGGGTATCGTCAGCAATTGGATTTATCTCCGATCCCATTCTAGCAACCACTGCTCTGTACCAATCTCCATCTTTATATTTAACCTTTTGAATATATTTCTCATTGTTAAATCCATTATATGGAATACCATATGATGTAATTCCAGACTCCAACAATTGTTCCTCTCCTGATATTTTAATTGTACCCTTATCAATTGTAAAATCACCTTTACCTGGAATTGACAACGGTTGTTCTGTTGTTACTGTTCCAGAATTAATTGCGTCTGTTGTTGTTTTCGCCTTTGTAAGTAATTTATCAAATAGTGACTTATAACTTGAAACGAATGAATCTTCTGGGTCAGGTAGAGTTGCTTGAGGTATCCTACTTCCTTTAAATGTGGTTGTAATTGAATTATTTCTAATACTATGACTAACTTCTGTAATCCAATATGATCCACGGAACATAGGAATGTTTTTTAAATAAAAGAACATTGTTGGTTGAATCATAACATTACCCATACAAGTAACCTCACAACTGTAAGATGCCTGTCTATAATAATCGAATAACCCAATATCAACATTATACGTTCCCGCACCCGATTCGGACCTCGCTAAGTTTTCCAACACAACAAAAGATTCTGACGTATTCTTAATTGTGGATTGATCTAAAGTAACGCCTTTAAATATGCTTTGGTTTTGATCACCAAAGCTAACCTCAAACGCAACCACCTTATTTGATTTTGATAAATTTTCAACGTCAAAAATTTTAGGTAACGTTACAATTAATGGATTGTTATTAACATCTGATATGTTAAAACTATCATCACTAAATCTATAGTTTTTATTCATATCTGAAGGACGTTTAGATGTAGGTCCCGCAAATTGAACAACGGTTTTGGGGGACGATTCTTGGTAATCAACTTCCAAGAATGTTCCAAATAAGTTATTTGCAACTTTATGTGATGGAGTGATTTTACTTGTGGTAGTCAAACCGTTACCGTAAAAATTAACATATGCTGGTAACGTTCTCATATCAAAACCACTACCTTGTATTAACATAGATATTGAACTATATAAACTTGCCTTATCGTTTTTAGGGTCTATAATTGATGTAAATCTATCTAAGTTCAAGTATGCTTTATCTCCAATATCTTTATTTGCCTTGTCTAAAAATAAGAATTCTTCCATTAACAATCTTTGACCTATTGAATTACCAGATGACCATTTATCATTAAATGATTTGAAGAAATTATATAATTCAATTTTTAAATTTCTATTGTTATACCCATCGACAAAATCTATGGATTGGATTTGTTCTTTATTTGTTAGTTTTCCAAATTGTTGAATTAATAAACTAATGAATAATTGGTATCTTGAATTTGCCCCTGGGGTTGATGGATACGCAAATGGTATTACACCTGTTCCAGGTACAAACGTAAAAGGTAATCCGTTTAATATAGTACTACTGATGTAATCTTGGAATATTTTCTTAACGTCTGAACCTCCCGATTGTCTATATCCCGCATAAATTAATATAAGTGGTCTAAAATTAAGGACATTCTCTTCAGATAATTCAATATTATTTTTTACAAAGAAATCCAAGTAGTGTCCGTTAATATCTTCCCCAATATAAAGTTCAATATATTTTAAATTTACAGATTGCGTTGAATTGTATTTCTCATATCTCAAAGAATTACCCGAAATGCCAACAAACCCTTCAATTATGTGTGGGTCTAACTCTTTTGGGTTACCTAATTTTATTTCTAATAAATTACTGTAATCTACAATCTCATCTGTTATATTAATTTTGTTTTGTAATTGTCTTTCTTTTATAAGACTTACAATTTCTTCAAACGTTTTACCTTCATCAGATGTTTCTTTTTTTACTGAAAGAAGTCCCTTTAATAAATCTTGAAAATTATCATATTTTACTTTAGAAAATTTCTTATATGGAGTTTCTTCGTTTAATTTTTCAGTTGCAAACTGTAAAAATATTTCTTCAAACTGTTCTAAAATTTTAGGACTGAATGTTCCGATTAAATCAATAACTTTTTTCTTATTACTATCAATAGAGTATTCTCCACTAATATTTGTATTATATTCGTTATATTTAAAAAATGTTTTACCACTATAATCTCCATTAATTGGATTATTATCCCATATAGTACTATAATAAATTTGATTTCCTCTATTGTATGTATCGGTCTTAAAAAAGTTTGTATTTTTATTATCACCATTACAAGGTAATACGGTATATCTTAAATCAGTTGGGTTAAATTTAGAATTATCAACAAAGGATGTCCAATATCTTAATCCATTATCCCCGGTCTTTCCTTTTGTTTTTATTGCACCACTTAAAACATTACTATAATAGGAAGTGTTTCCAGAAAGAACATTGTAATGATTATATCCATTTACCACTTGATGAAAAATTGCATCGTAGAATGGATGAATACCAACATCAACACTATTACTAAAAGTAGCTCCAGTTGGAATATTTAAAGGACCAAGTATGGAGTTTATTGGGTTTGGTATTTGGAAACTACCATTTGAAAATGTTGTAAATTCACTTTCTGTTCTACCTGAATTAAAAAATAAATTAGCGTTAATATTTGTTGTTGTTCCTGTTGAATCAAGAAAACCGTCTAAAATATCAACACCATTGATTATTTTATTTTTATATCTGTGATATATTGAACCCCATTTTACTATTAAATGATATGGTATGTATTGTGTTGATGATATTTCCCTAAATAGAGATGAAACTCTAACAGACGGTAAAAGTGGTGGCGTTGGTGTGACTTGTTTATCATCAAATTCCTTAAAAGATATCTTATCAGTTAATTCAACAAATGGTAATGAATTTAATAACAAGTATGCTGAACCAACATATTTTGAATATGGATTAGTTTTTGTAAAATCACTAAATAATTGTTTATGAAAGTATGGAGTGTTTAATATATGTTCAGTATGTTTTGAAAATACCATTGACTTGGTAAATAAATTGTTATACTGTTCATTTTTTGTATACCCACTATTTTCTTTAACCCAATTATATGTTCCAACTGGTGTTGTAATAAATCCTTTATCTTGTCTAACTTTTAAAACTCCCTTAAACTTAAAATCGTTATCCGAAAATGGTTTATCAAGATAAGTTGTGTAAGTTGGTGAGTTAAAGGGGTATATATTTTTTCTATATGATTCTGGTGTATAATTTAATAACTCCTCATTAATTTTATTATATAAATTTTCATTTTTAGGTTTTTTAGTTACACTATTATCATATTGTTTAATATTGAATGGTGTATCTAATAAATCTTTAATGTAAGGTTGTGTTGGAATACTATCTCTATAGTATGGACTTCTTTCGAATGGGGATAACGACGACATATATTTTGTTAAATCATCAGGCGTTTTAATTGACGTATTTAAAATATCAATAAGGTCGGGTTCCTCACTTATAATTTCGTTAATTGTTTCATACTCAATGTTAACTAATTCTTTAATTGTTGTTGCACTGAATGAATCAACAAATGTCATAATTTTAGCTCTTTCGTGTAACTCATATAGAAAAGAAACTAAACTTCTATCACTATATGGAATACTATTTGAGACTTCAAATAATGAACTTACTTGATTAACTTTAGAATCGTCTAAATCACTTTCAAATATGTAGTTAATATTGTTTACTCCATCTTCTTTTTCCGAGTTAGGGTCACCCTTATTTGTTGAAACTGCAATATATTCTTCAATAAATGCAACTTCGGGCCACAATAATGGGTCTCCCGATTGTAACTTTTCTCTAAGTTCAGGTTCTCCTGGATAAGCAATAACTTTTTTCTTATCTGTTGGTAATGTTCTTTTAATTTCGGGCCAAGGATAAATTGTTTCTCCAATACTTTCATCAGAAAAACTTTTTAATTTATTCTTCCTATCGTTTGCAACCTTGAATGCATCTTCGTGTACTTCTTTCATTAACCTAACATACACTTCGGCGTTAGCTAATAAAACTGCAAATAAATTTCTAACAGTTGGTTCAAATCCAATTCCAAGTTTTGGATCTTTAACCACCTCGTTCATTTTTCTCTCTACCTCTTTCTCTATTTTTACTTTTTGTTCAAAAAACGTACCCCTAACTTCTCCAAAGTCTTGAACTAACTTGTCAATCGCAACAACATATTCGCCTCTTTCGTTTTTCTTGTAA